TTTTATTTGTAGTAAGATTATTGTTAAGTCTAGGACTAATTTGTCCATATCAGCCCGCCTAGGGGACGATGCACCGATGATATGGGATTATGTGCATATAAGGAGAACCTCATGGGTTTCGCTACACACCTAGGTCCTTGGTTATTAGGGACTATTAAAAATACTACTGGCACCACTGCTGGTACCATCCGCAATACTGGCTGCACAGCTGTTGTTCAATCCGCCGCTACCACTGTAGCCGATACGACTGCTAAGACTTTATTTGCCATCCCCGCAGGATCACAGATCCTCAACATTACTGTAAACATTACTACCGCTTATGCTGGTACGACTGGTAATACCATCACTATTCGTGCTGGATCAACCATTTTAGGTACTGTTGGTGGGGCTACTACTACCCCTTTATCGGTAGGACGTGCGACTTTCACCATTACGGATGCAAACATCGCTACTTTCGTAAACGTAGGCACTTCTGATGTACTCATTACCGCTACTTATGCGTGTGCTGGTACAGCTTCTGGCGGTGCAGCTACTGTTATCTGCGAGTATGTAGTTCGTAACTCTGATGGCGGTCAGTTCCAAACCACGTTTAATAACTAATCTCATGGGCTAGGGTTTTCCCTAGTCCACTTTAACTTATTGGAGATTAATTATGGCGATGCAAACTGATGTACAAGCCTCAGCACCGTTAACGTCTACTGGGCAAGTTACTAATAATGCTGGAACCCCTGCTAATTTAGGCAGAATCCGTATTAAAGGTTTATATGTTGTTTCAGGAACAAATGCTGGATCTGTCGTATTTAGAGACGGTGGTTCTGGTGGAAACATTTTATTAACCCTTAATACCCCTGCTGGTTCAAGCAACGGGGCGTACAACATTATTGTTCCTGGTGAAGGTATTTTGGTTGAAACCAATCTACACGGAACCGTTACTGATACAGCTTCTGTAGTTGTCTTTTACGGGTAAAAAATGTCAGAACCACTACAAGCGCAGGGTTCGTTTAATCTAGCTGGCAGGAGGATCATGCTTGGTCTTCCTGCTTATGACTTTAAAGTCTCTATCAAACTAGCTATTTCGTTGGCTCAGTTTTGCGTAGAGGCTCCTAAACACGGAGTTGAGATTCAGATCTGCAATATTTCTGGATGTTCAGTCGTTTCCCGTGTTCGTAATCTAATTGCTAAAGACTTTTTAGCATCAGAATGCACGGATCTAATGTTTATTGATTCGGATATTAACTTTAATCCGCAAGACATTTTCCGCTTGATGGCTTGGAATATTGATCCCAAGAAAGGGATTGTAGGCGGTGTGCCTGTTGCCCGTAAGAAGGGTCAGGTTTACATCTCTACCTTAGATCAAGATGAAGAAGGCGGTATTTACATGAATGCCTATGGTTTAGTTAAGGCTAAACGCCTAGCGACCGCATTTATGTTGATCCGTAGAGAAGTATTTGAGACTCTCAGAGATAACCATCCTGAGTGGAAATACCACGATGACCGTGTAGTAGACGGGCATCCAGATAAATTCTGCTATTCGTTCTTTGACTTCAAATCGACCCCAGAAGGTTATGTAGGTGAAGACTATACATTCTGCGACCGTGCTAGAGAGCATGGATATGAAGTATGGATTGACCCAACCATTAAGCTCAATCACATGGGAATTACCGAGTTTGAAGGATCGTTTGGAGAAGAATATTTGTACCCATTATTACGTCCAGTAGACGCTAATAAAGGAGCCGCATAATGGCTAAGACTCCAGCATGGCAACGCAAAGAAGGCAAGAACCCTGAAGGCGGACTAAACGCCAAGGGACGGGCTTCCTACAACGCTGCCAATCCTGGTAAGCCTGGATTAAAACGTCCACAACCAGAAGGCGGATCAAGAAAGAAATCTTTCTGCGCCCGCATGAGTGGCATGAAAAAGAAATTAACTTCCGCTAAAACTGCCAACGATCCTAATAGCAGAATCAACAAGTCTCTGCGGGCTTGGAACTGCAAAGAAGGTGGTTCAGTTCGTGGTGGTGGATGTGAAATCCGTGGAAAGACTAAAGGAAAAATTGTCTGATGGAAATGATGATATGGAACGCAATCTTAACTGCTTTGGTGGGTATCATGGGATTTACACTTAAAGAGAAGTTTGCTGAGATTAATCGCTTAGGTATCTTGTTGAATAAAACTAGAGAGGAGGTCGCTCGTGACCACATCACTCGTGCAGAAGTCCATAGAGATATGGAAAAAATTATGGAACGCTTTGACGCTGGCATTAATCGCCTTGAGGCTAAGATTGACGAACTTGGTAAACGGAATTAAAAATGCCTTCCGTAAGTAAAAAGCAACACAATTTTATGGCTGCTGTGGCTAATAACCCAAAGTTTGCCAAAAAAGTAGGCGTTAAATCATCTATCGGAGAAGAGTTTATGAAAGCAGATAAAGGACGTAAATTTAGAGAGGGTGGCTTGAAAGAAGTTGACTCTGATAGCAATCCAGGATTATCCAAACTGCCCACAGAAGTACGCAACAAAATGGGCTATATGAAGAAAGGTGGCGATGTGAAAGAATCTAAGATGATGGTCAAGAAAGAAATTGAGTTCATGAAGAAAAAAGGCGCTCCTAAAGCCATGATGAAGCATGAAATGGCTGAAGCCAAAGGCATGAAAAAAGGCGGTATGGCTGAGTGCAAAACCGTAGCCAAGAAAGAAGTAAAAGCCCATGAAAAGCGTATGCACAAAATGGCTGGTGGAGGTAAGGTTGGTCAGTTGTCTAAGGCTGATGGCTGTGCTGTAAAAGGCAAATCCAAAGGCACTATGGTTAAGATGAATAAAGGCGGAGCCTGCTAATCATGGCTAATCAAGCTGATGTTCGTAAAGTAGAAATCGAGATCGAGAAGAAGTCTAAGACTCCACGGGATAAACTCCCTCAAGAGTTGACAGACGAGATTGCTCGTGAAGAGAATCTACAAGATCGGGAAATGATTATGGCTCCACTCCGTAGGGTTAAGAAAGCTATGGGATTCAAGACGGGTGGAAACGTTTCCAGTGCCTCTAAACGTGCTGATGGCTGTGCTATCCGTGGAAAGACCAGAGCGTAATGACTAAGCCTGTAGATCCCGTTGATCCATCCCAAAAAGTAGGGGATGGAAAGTCATTTATTGAAAGGATGCAACGGGGCATGAAGAATGACGATCCTGAGATCAAAAAACAGTTTGCTGAGAGGTTAGAGAAGTACGTTAACGAAGGCAAAGTGTTAAATGAACAAAGGAACGAATACAAAAGGAACTTAGGGACCAGCCCTATTCCTAGCGGTGGTGGCGGTGCTGGACCAGCTTTAGGTGATATTGAGAAGATGATGAGTGGCAAGATTAAGAAGCCAACTTACAAAAAGGGTGGAAACGTTTCCACTGCTTCTAAGCGGGCTGATGGTTGCTGTATTAAAGGTAAAACCAAAGGACGTATGGTATGAGACCAAGTAGAGGAATGGGCGCTATTATGCCCTCTAAAATGGGTAAACCTAAGCGTAAGGCTCGTAGAGATGATACGGATTTTACTGAATACAAACAGGGCGGTACGGTTAATAAAGCTGGTAACTATACGAAACCTAGTATGCGCAAGGCTTTATTTAACAAGATTAAAGCGTCTGCCACGCATGGTACGGGGGCGGGTCAATGGTCTGCTAGGAAAGCACAACTCCTAGCAAAAAAATACAAGGCGGCTGGTGGTGGCTATAAATGAGTGGATTGGCAAAATCTCAGCGTTCTTTAAAGGCTTGGGGAGACCAGAAATGGACAACCAAGTCAGGGAAGAAGTCGTCCGAGACGGGGGAAAGATATCTGCCAAAAAAAGCAATCGAAGCCCTAAGCCCACAGGAGTACGCCGCAACAACACGAGCAAAACGGCAAGGAAAAGCACAGGGAAAGCAGTTCGTCCCCCAGCCAAAAAAAGTAAAAGCAAAAGTAAAACCATATAGGAAAATATGAGTACTTCAGGAACAACCGCTTTTAACCTAGACCTCAATAACCTCATTGAAGAGGCGTTTGAGAGGGCTGGTGCTGAACTTCGTACTGGCTATGAGATGCGGACTGCCCGTAGATCCATGAATTTGCTTACGATTGAGTGGGCAAACCGTGGAATTAATCTATGGACTATTGAGCAAGGTCAGATTGCAATGGTTACTGGGCAGGCTATTTATCCTATTCCAATTAATACGATTGACCTAATGGATCATGTAGTACGTCAGAATAATGGCGTTACAAGCAATCAAATAGATATTAATATTGACCGTATTTCAGAGTCTACCTACTCTACTATTCCTAATAAATTGGCAAATGGACGCCCTATTCAAGTCTGGTTTAACCGCCAGTCAGGACAGTCTAATTCGACCGCAGTTTATTTGGCACAGTCTATTAATTCGACTGATACGTCTATTACGGTTAGTGACGCCAGCTCCCTTCCTATTGGCGGATTTGTCAAAATAGATAACGAAACTATCAGCTACGCAAACGTTGTAGGAAACGTTTTAACAAACTGCTATCGTGGTCAAAACGGCACAACTGCTGCAAGTCATACAGCTGGTGTTAACAATCTGTTAACAATACAAAACATCCCATCCATCAATGTTTGGCCCACGCCTGACGCTGGCGGTGGTCCGTATACCTTTGTGTATTGGAGATTGCGTAGGATTCAAGACGCTGGATCTAACGGTACTGTAGAGCCTGATATTCCTTTCCGTCTATTACCTTGTATGGTGGCTGGATTGGCTTTCTATATCGCTCAAAAGATACCAGAAGGACAGCCAAGAATACAATTTTTAAAGCAAGAATACGAGGAGCAGTGGCTCATGGCTTCTACGGAGGACAGAGAGAAAGCCGCTTCTAGGTTCGTTCCTAGGACGACATTCTATGCTTAGGAATTTGAGGTAAGTTATGCCTAATAAGTACAGTAGTGGCAAATTTGCAATTGCCGAATGTGACCGATGTGGTCAGCGGTATAAGTTAAAAGAGCTACGGAAGTTAGTTGTAAAGCAGCAAATAAAGAACATCAAGGTTTGCCCTAGTTGTTGGGATCCAGATCAACCGCAGTTGTCGTTAGGTATGTACCCAGTTGATGATCCACAGGCTGTACGGGAACCACGCCCTGATGTAAGCTATAGGGTATCTGGAACAAGTGGTTTGCAGATTAATGGAACCAACGACAACACAGAAGAAGGTGTTGGTTATCCAGAGGGCGGTAGTAGAATTTTCCAATGGGGATGGAACCCTGTTGGTGGTGCAAGGGACGATGGGCTAACCCCCAATGATCTTGCCCCAAGCTGTTTAGTGGGTAGTGTAACGGTAACGACAACATAAGGAGTTGAAAATGTATAAGCGTGATGCAGATGGTATAGCCAAAAAAGGCAAGACCGAAGGTAAAAATTTAGGTGATAGCGGACCAACCGCCGCAATTCAAAAGGGCAAGACTGCTAAACATGGCGTTAGCTCTATGGCGATGAAAAAGATGGGTCGTAATCTAGCCCGTGTAGCCAATCAAGGAATGCGTAAAACCGCTGGAAGAGGTCGATAATGGCTAAGTTCTCTATGAAAAAAGGTGGCAAAGAAGTCGGTTATGCCGATGTCTATGCCGAGCCACATACTATGAAAGGTAAGGCTATGAATGCTAAAGACGCTATGATGGCAGTAAGCCGCCCACCTGATCCAAATACTTTGTCTTCTAAACAGATGACCCCAGGTGGACAACCATCCCCCCGTGTCAGCATGGGCGATCCAAATCGTGATGATGTAAAGACTACGGGTATCAAACAACGTGGATCTGGCGCTGCAACTAAGGGTTTTACATCTAGAGGCCCAATGGCATGAATTACACGCAGTTAACTGCCGCAATTAAAGGTTTTGCTGAGAACGATTTCC